TGGAGGACCGTTGCCCCCGATGCACTGATCCTACACCATGGTCAGCCGTGGTGCGCCTTTGTTGCAAACCTCAATACAGCCTCACCCCAGTGCCGCGGCCAGCGCCAGCGTGCAACGGGTTGAACTCGCTCATGATCAGGTAACCAAGGCCGTCAGTCCAGTGCTCAATTCCCGCTGACTTGTCAATCACATAGTCATCGGCCCCTTGCTTGTAGGTCACGTTCTTAAGCGCCTTGATGGTGCTCTTGCAGCGCGGGTGAACGAAAAGCCTTATTTGGCCGCTGGCATTGCGGATCATGCTGTTGGTGGCATTGATCTTGTCCTTGACAGCCCACGGCGCTTTGGGGCTGACGCATCTAAAGCCGTACTGGCGAATGATTTCATGGTCAGTGCGACCAGCGGATGAAGTCTTACGAGCGCTGCCGGTCGGATCGGGATAAGCAATCACCTTGCGATCCTTAAAGCGCTCTTGCAGCATGGCGCACACTTCATCGGTGTTGGTCTGCTTGACTGACACCTCATCCCAGATGTGCAGGGTGTCACCAACGCGGCTGCCGAGCACGCCAGCCAGCACGCTGACGTTGAAGTCTGTACCCCAGAAAATCGGACCGCCGGTGTCAGCTGCATCTTCTGTGATGTTGTCATCGCTGAAGTCTGGATACACGCGGCCAGATAGCGTCTCAAAACTGGCTAGGTACTCCTGCCGAAACGTGCGCTCATCAAGCGTCAGTCGTGCAGCTTCGATTTCTTCGGCTGGCACGTTGCCGCCTTGGATGGTGGTAAAGCTGAACGTGGTCCAATCGTCAAACTCGACGGACTGTTCCCATAGGTCGTGAAACCAGTTACTTGAGCCTGCTGGTGTCGTGATGAACCACGCCGGTCCACCCTGGTCGGACAATGCAGGGCGCAGCACCATCTCCCATGCTTCTTGTTTGACGTAGGCCGCCTCGTCTATCACAAGGCTTGACAGGCTGACACCACGCAATGCATCGGCGCGGTCAGCACCCTTGAGTTGGATCCTGCTGCCATTGACCAGTTCAACCGATAGCTCGGTCTCATTGGTTTTGAGCATCAGTTCTTGCGGCAACATCGATTTGAGCTGTCGCCATGCGATCTGCTTGGCGCTGATGTACGTCTGCGTGACGTACCAGTTCAGGCTGCCGGGATTTTCAATCGCCCATGCGATCAGCCGGGCAATGCAGAGGTAGGTCTTGCCAAAACGCCGGCCAGAGCACAGCAGCTTAAAGCGTTCGTTTGCGTTCCACACCTGTCGCTGCGGCTCTGTCAGGCTGTCGTACAACTTGGCGGCCAATGGCGTGTAGTCAGTCTCCTTTGGCTGCAAAAACGACAACAGCGGGACGTCCTCGCAGATGCCTGCCAGCAGGCTCATGACATCTCAAACTGCAAGAGCCGAGCCTGCTTCTCAAGCGCGATCAACGCAGTGTTGAGTTGATCCTTCTCGGATGCTCGGCGCTCGTACTCCATCGCTCGTGCAATTGCTCCCTCTAGCCACTGGGGGCGAGCCAACTCAGCGTCAAGTGCCAGCAGCTTACGCGCTGCGGCCAAATAATCGCGCACTTGTCTATCACTTACCCCCCACTTTTCGGAACCGTACTGAACGATCTGATGATGATTCCAGGCGCGCAAAAGCAAACCATAAACCTCATTGACCCGGTTTTGGATCTCGTCTTTGGTGCTTTTGCGCGCCATTGTATTACTCCCGGATTTGAATTGGCATGATGAGGTATGTCTGCTCTGTCATGCTAGTCGGCGTCAACACCACTGGGGTTGTTGCGCTGTTGGCTGACAGTGTAACAGTCTCCACCGATCGCATGGCCTTCAGGCCATCGAGCAGGTAGTGCACGTTGAACGCCCATGACCCAGTGGCAGAGCCCTCGAAGGTGATCAGCTCTTTGCCGTTGTTGGCATCGGCTTCAGCGGTGATGGTGAGTGCACCACCCTTGGCCGTGAGCTTGACAGCATTATTGTGCGCCTCAGCGATCAACGCGACGCGCTCCAGGCATCGGGTGAACCGGTGCCGGTCCATGGTCATGGCGTGCTCGAAGCTGGCGGGGATTAGCGCTGCCACGTTGGGATAGGTGCCATCGAGGATGCGGCTGTACATGACGATGCCATCACCAGCGTCGATGACCGCCTGCCCCTTGGCTGCCGCTACTGTCACCGTCCGATCCTGCAGCAGCTTCATCGTGGCTGCCGGCAATACCAAGTCAATCCCATCGGGCAGCGCCACAGGCACGCGCATGAGCCGATGACCGTCGGTGGACTCCATGAACCCAGCGGCGAGGTGAATGCCCTGCAGGATCTGCTTGCTGGCATCGGTGCTGACGGCTGCCATGCAGGCACGCACACCAGCGGTGAGGTCCAGCTCAGCGCCAGGAGCCTCCACAGCGGGCAATGCCGGATAATCGGCCGCATCCTGCACAGCAAGGCCGTAAGAGCCGCTGGAGGCCGTCACAGCGCCGTCTGACAGCGTCACAGGCTCGCCGTCGTCCATGCGGCTCACAAGGCCAGCCAGCAGCCGATACGGCAGCGCCACGGCGCCAGATGTGTCTACGGCTGCGGGAACGGTGACCGTGATGCCGAGGTCCAAGTTGAATCCGGTGACGGTCATGGTGCCGCCGCTGGCAGCTACCAGGCAGCAGGACAGGATCGGATGGCTGTTGCTGGTGCTGATGGCCGGCGCAATGGTGCGCAGTGCATGGCTGAGATCAGCCTGTGTGGTGATGAGTTTCATGATGCAGCTTCGGTGAGGATTGAAACCAGCCGGTTGTAGTCGGCTGCAAATGACGCGACCAGTTCAGCAGGGATGGGTTGCTGATCGTCTTGGGCATTGTCGCGGATCGCAGCAGCATACGCCAATGCGTGCTCCATGGCGTCATGGAGCCGGTTGATCACGGGTTGCTGCTTGGCTGCGATGTCGATGAGTTCCATGTGAGGGTGAATGCAACAAGCTGCTCAACCAATCGCCGTGGGATGTCACCACGAACACTGGCAAGCGCATCTGACACTAGGCGGTGATAACCAGCAACGGTAAGGCCACCTTTGCAATCCGACACAAGCGCCCGACTGCGGATTAACTCCGACCGGCTGACACCTGCCGCCGCTGCTGCTTGGTCGAGCGCCACCAGGTCCGCAGGCTCAAACCGGACTTTGACTTCCTTCATGGCAGGCACCATAAGGGGGTGCCCCACCTTAAAGCAAGGTGGGACGGGGTGGGGTACCGCAAAACCCAGTTCAGCACTGGCGGTTCCCCACGTACCCCACCTAACCCCACCTATATCAAAACAAATAAAGGAATAGAGAGACGCGTAGGGGAACGTAGGGAAGTCTCAGACCTAGGTGGGACGCGAGTCAGGTGGGGTACCTGCCCCAGATCCGTTGCAGCGCAGTGGATCTGAGCAATCCATAGGTGGGGTACCCGTCCTACCTAGGTGGGGTACTAGCGGCGGTACACGTAGGCCCTGGTTGACCCTTTGCCGCTGCGGTACCGCTTGAACCCAAGCCGCTTGAGCACGTCCGCAACCTGCATCTGGTCCGCCTTGGTCTGCCGTTCTACGGGCTTCTTGATGGCCTCAGTGAGCAACCTTTCAGTGGTCAAATCAATCTCGCCGTGTCTACGCAACCAGTCTTCAATCTCTGCCTGCCAAGGGTTATCAACGACGTATGATTCATTCTCTTCGGCAAGCTGCCGTTCATGCTCGGCAGGCAACCGACTGGTCTCACCTGCACGGTATGCAGCAACAGCGGCAGACCATATTGCATCGCGTTCTAGCAATAGCGTTGCGGTGTCAATCTGATCCGACTGCGTCTTGGTTGTAGGGATCACCCAGAAGCGGCGGTTACCAGTTTCGTCCACCAAAAACCCAGTGGTGCGGTTAGTGGTGCCGACGATAATGCCGCGCCTTGGGAATGCCTCAGTGGCCTTTCCATATGGCACGCGGAACATATCAACTGCCTGCGATAGGAACGCCTTGACCTGCCCTGCGTGTTTGCGATTGGTTACATGGTCCAGCTCTGCCCACTCCATGATCCATGACCGATGCAGCACCATGAGATCGTCTTTGGTGCTGATGTCACCAAGGGCATCACTGAAGAAGTCATGGCCGAGGCACGCCCAGAACGATGACTTGTAGGCACCCTGATCGCCCATGATCACGCAGGCTGAGTCGTGCTTACAGCCAGGGTTGTAGGCACGGGCAACAGCACCGATCAACGTGCGCTTGAGCATCTCGTCGTAGATGGTGCCAGGCGTGTCGCCGGGTCGCAGGTATCCGGTTGACAGGGCCTCGATGTAGGCAGGTGCCACAGTGGCTGCGACGCGATCGAGGTATTCGACGACCGGGTCATAGGGCGACTCGTTGGCTACCTGCACGATGCAGTCCAGGGCTACTTCTTTGGATACCTTGTATCCCATCTCAGCGAGCGTGAGATAAAAGCGCTCTGCGCCTTCGATGGGTGCGCCATCTACCTCGATCCGTTGGGTGAACGTGTTGTACCTGTAGCTGCTGTCACCATGGCGCAACAGGTTGAGCAGCTCTGCAGCATTCATCGGCTGGAGCTGCGGGTTTACTGCTGACGGCGGTTGCTTGCCTGCAGGGCGCTCTCGACGGACTGGCTCTTGCTGCTGCCGGCCACGCCAACCATCCTGCTTGGCTAGTTGGCCAAGGGTGCCGAGGGTGATGCCACCGCCGGACTTGAACCCGCGCCACTTGTGCTCGCAGTCACCTGGCTTAAATTTGGATGACTGCGACGACCAATTGATCCAATCCGCCAGCAGGGCATCATCGACGCTATGGAGCGCCATGCCGACCTCAAGCCACTGGTCATAGTCATCAGCGCGACTGGGCTGCAACACCTCGAGGAACGACCGAGCGCGCGCCGTGTCATCAGTGCCGCCACTGACCAGCGGCAACGGCGCCTGTACCGGTTGCCGCAGCATCCGCGCTATCAGGTCTGCCGGTGCTTCGGCAATATCTACATCTGTTGGCGATCGCCCTGGCACCCAGCTATAGCCACTGGTTAGCGGGTGTGCGCCGGCAACGATGGACTGGCAGCCATCCCAGCGCAGTTCTACCTGCTCAGGCTTGCCTTCGGCATCGGTGACGCCAGTCTTGTATTTGCGGGTGCGGATGTCTGCCCAATAGTGCTCAGGCACCTGGTAGATGATCTGAAACCGCCCGTCACGACCGGAGGTTACGGTCCATGACGGCGGCAACGAGCTGACCGGGATGCCCCAATCGTCAAACAACCGCGATGCGGATTTGCCGTCATGGTCCACGAACAGCAATCCACCACTAGGCGTGCCGCAGCAAACGCCGATCGCCTTGGCACGACCGGACTGCAGTTCCTTGCCGAGCTGGATGCGGGTGATGAAATTCTTCTGCCAGTTGTCCATGTACGGCCGTTTCTGGCCGTCAACTGCCACATAGGACCAGTGGCGTGGCAGCGCTGCTAGCTGCCCGAGTAGGTCGCTGGTCATAGACCCCTCGGGCCGGTAGCTGGCAGCAGGCCTTGCTTGTCAAGGCGCATGGCCTGCTCGACCACAAGCCTGAGCACAGCGCTACGAGACAGGCCGGCAACGCGGCGGGCGTCAAGCCATGCCATCTGCTCTGGCGTGAGCTGCACGGCAAGCGGGTGTGATAATGGCACGAGTCCTAGCGGATACTTGCGCAGTCTACCGGGTTGCGCTAGGGTTGCAGGGCCACTCCGGCACCACAGATGAACCCTATCTATCGAATCACCTACCAACGCCCTTGGGGCCCTTGCGTTGTCAACACAACCCAATTTGCCAATGAAAACGATTTAAGAGCAAGATTCAATCAATCATACAAAAATTGTGAGATTCTAAAAATAGAAGACGTAACCTTAGAGTTTTTGCCCAAGGGAATATGAAAACCTATTTAGAAATAGACGTCTACCAAGCCGCCATTGAGCGCTTGGATTTTATTTTTGAGCATTTCAGCCGCGTTTACGTCTCTTTTTCTGGCGGCAAGGACAGCGGCGTTCTCTTGAATCTTGTTTGCGATTATGTCAGAAATCGAAAACTGCCAATAAAGATTGGCGTCCAAATAATGGACAATGAAGCCAACTATACTCATAGCGAGGAGTTTATGCACCGCATTCTCCAAGCTAATCGCGACATCCTAGATATTTATTGGTGCTGCCTGCCAATTACTTTGCCATGCACTGTTTCGTCATATGAAATCGACTGGCAGTGCTGGGGCGAACACGATCGACACCGCTGGATTCGCCCAATGTCAAAACACGATTACATTGTAAACCTTGAAAATCACCCCTTTGGCGATTTGTTCGTTGAAAACATGGACTACGCTACTTTTTGGGACATGTTTGCAGAGTGGTATAGCCAGGGGCAGCCATGCGCCAACTTGATCGGCATTCGTACTGTTGAATCTCTTAATCGTTTTCGAGCTATTCTTAACCAGGACAAAGAGACCATGCTAGGTCGGATGTGGACAAAGAAAAATACAGATCACACTTACAACTGTTATCCAATTTACGATTGGCGGACTGAAGACATTTGGACCGCCAACGCAAAGTTTGGATGGGATTACAACAAACTTTACGACGTGTTCTATATGGCCGGCATTCCTATAAAAAAAATGCGTGTTGCTTCGCCTTTTATGTCAGAGTCAAAATCAAGCCTTGCAATGTATCGGGTGATTGACCCGCAAGTATGGGCTAGGTTATGCGCTAGGGTTGGCGGCGCTAATTTTATGGCTACTTATGGGAAACAACTTGATTATAAATCTTTTAAGCTCCCAGCTGGTCATACCTGGAAATCATTTGTAAAGTTCTTGCTTGCTACGTTACCGGATCAGTCAAGCGCAAATTTTAAGCAGCGCTTCATTCAGTCAATCCGTTACTGGGGACGAGTGGGGCGCGGACTACCCGAGTTTATTATTGATGCCCTTGGTCGTATTGGCATTCGTTTCTACATCAATGGCACCACACGGCACGGCGGCAACAATCTACGCCGTGTTGTAATCAAGGTGCCACCTGATCAACTTGATGATTTGCCATGCCATAACAGCATGGTCACTTCATGGAAACGCTTTGCTATCACGGTTTTAAAAAACGACCACACGTGCAAATACCTGGGACTGGCGCCAACCCAAGAACAACAGCGCCGCCAAAGGTCAATCCAACGCAAGTACAGCCAAGTCCTTAATCGCTCCATCAAATGAAAATCCTAAACGTTTCTCAGCTCTCTTCTGATCGCATCGTTAACTGTCCCAAAGGTGGTTTTACCAGCCATCGCTTGTTAACAGAAGACGATGGCATGGGATACAGCATGACCAAAACCATTGTGCATCCCGGCAAACCACACCGTTGGCACTATCAACACCACCTCGAAACTTGCTACTGCGTCAGCGGCAAAGGTCTGCTCATTAACGAAGCAACACAAGAGATTCACGTTATCGGGCCTGATGTGACTTATGTGCTTGACAAGCATGATCCTCACATTTTTGAAGCTCTAGAACCGACCACGCTTATTTGCGTTTTTAACCCGCCACTTAAAGGCAATGAGCTACATGACGAGAACGACTCTTACCCTTGGCGATCCCCGGTTTATTCCGTACGCAGTATTCCTATCGAGAAAGTTACCGCCAATGATTACAACCCCAACTCTGTGGCGCCGCCTGAAATGGCACTACTCGAAACATCCATCTGGGAAGATGGTTACACGCAACCTGTCGTTGTCGTGCATGATGCCGAGCGTGACCTTTATGTGGTCGTTGACGGTTTTCACCGTTATTTAACTCTAAGGAACAGTCAGCGCATCCGCGAACGCGAAGGCGGCCGGTTGCCTGTAGTAGTACTGCGCAAAGAATTGCATGACAGGATGGCATCAACCATCCGGCACAATCGCGCTCGTGGTTCGCACAACATTGAACTGATGAGCGTAATTGTTGCTGAGCTGATTGAGATGGGCAAAGGCGACGCATGGATTTGCAAGCACATTGGCATGAGCCCTGATGAACTTTTGCGCCTTAAGCAAGTTACAGGCTTGGCCTCGCTGTTTTTGGGTAAAGATTTCAGCAAGGCGTGGGACGTGGAACAAATCGACAACTTGACGGAGGATCTAGAACATGAAGCTCAAGAGAATCTGGTTACCCATTGATGCCTGGGAGGAGATCCACTGCAACATGTGGGGCGAGGTAGCTAATCGCCGCCTCTACCTGCAAAGGGCCGTTATCTTTACCGGCAATCACCGCCTCTACGGGCGCTATATGCAACGGGTCACGGTGGAGTGGCCCAACAGCTGCATCAACGCGCTGACTGACTACAACCTCAATCGCAAAGCATGGATCGGGCACGCAGCTTGCGCGCTGGCTCTTCGATGCCCTGAAGACATCACCAGACAAGCATGGGGACTTTTAACCGATGAGCAACGGACATTGGCGAACCGACAAGCGAATCGAGCCATTCGCGCCTGGGAGATGCGCTACCGCCAGAGTCTCGGAATACGTGCGGACGTGGAAAGCCCGCTGTTATTCGCACGAGATTCCCGATGAAGTGCCGGCCAAGGTTGCAGCCTCAGGCCGTGCTCCATCTTGGAAAGCTGTAGCACTTGCTTTGCTGCAAAATGACCTGCACCTTTATCAACTGGGTTATTCGCGTCCTGCATACGAGCGACAACGACGTGCCTTGACAATGGCGCAAATTGCTATTCATGGAACGCCAGCCGAAGGTACGCAACTGGAACTGCCACTATGAACCTCCGCCCTTACCAACAACAACTCATCACTGACATCCGCTTGCAGTACCAGCTAGGGCACCGCACTGTGCTAGCGGTGCTGCCCACTGGTGGCGGCAAGACGGTGTGCTTCAGCTACATTGCCCAGTCTGCCGCCCGCAAAGGCAACCGGGTCTGCATCTTGGTGCACCGCGCCGAGCTGCTGGACCAGGCCAGCCGCAGTCTCACGGCTATGGGCGTGCCCCATGGCCGCATCGCAGCCGGCCGCAGCATGGACCTAAGCCATGCGGTGCAGGTTGCCTCGGTCCAGACCCTTGCCCGCAGGCTGCACAAGCTGCCGGGAGAGTTCTTTCAGCTCCTGGTGGTGGATGAAGCGCACCACACCAATGCTGGCCAGTGGGCAACGGTGCTGCAGCATTTCCAACAAGCGCATGTCCTAGGCGTGACAGCGACGCCATGTCGAGGCGACGGACGCGGGCTTGGCGACCACTATGAGGCCATGGTGCTCGGCCCCAGCGCTGCATGGTTGACCGACAACGGCTACCTCGCCAGTGCTCGTGTGCTGGCACCGCCGGGGTTCGACAGCACTGGGCTGCGCAAACGCATGGGTGACTTCGACACCAAGGACGCCGAGCAGCGCGTCACCACCATCATGGGGGACTGCTGCAGCCACTACCGCAAGCACCTGGCAGGGCAGACAGCGATCGCGTTCTGCTGCAGCGTGGCACATGCCGAGGCGGTGGCTGCCCTGTTCATGTCGCAAGGCATCCCTGCCGCCAGTATTGACGGCACCATGACCACTGACCAGCGCAGAGACCTGTTAACAGCACTCGGAACCGGTCGCATCAAGGTGCTTACATCGTGCTCACTTATTGGCGAGGGCGTGGACGTGCCCAGCGTCGGCGGGTGCATCCTGCTGCGGCCAACGCAGTCAGTCGGCCTGCATTTGCAGATGATCGGTCGTTGCCTGAGGCCGTCACCGGGCAAGCCTGCTGCTGTGGTGCTGGACCACGTTGGCAATACGCTCAGACTGGGGCACCATCTAGAAGACCGCGACTGGAGCCTTGGCGGCATCAAGAAGCGCGATGCCG